ACAGAAGATATTAAATCCAAGAGAAAAACAAGCAACAAGTGAGTGATAACGAACTTGGTGTTGTTTGATCTTGTCTGTCTGTAAAGACAGATATGTATGAGTGTTAATCAACCCACAGAGACAATGGCCGAACTCAGATAGAGCGTCAAGCACCCGCCAAATACCCTCATATTTGAACGATCTCCTTTTGATAAATACTAATACAAGACACTAAAGGAGCAACCCAATGAGTAATAAGAATGTTTACACCAAGAGATTTAACAGGTGGTGGACCAAAGTCAATGCTAGTCATAAAACATATGATGAAATAAGCAATTGGCTGTTGTATGCTAAAAAAACAGTATCAACAAGATGCGATCAGGATCAACAACGGCTGGTATATACAATAAGCAATAGATTCCATCGTAGCACATACAAAAGGCTAACCAAAGCCAATGCGTGGAAGATATATGTAATAGTAAACAAAAAGCAACTGGCGTTTCGTGCGGAAAAGGCCAGAGTTCACGCGATGTTGGATAAATTAAAAGATGCAAATGGGCTTACAAGAATACCTGTAGCTCGTAAAAATGTATTGGTGCAAAAAAAGATTCATAGAAAATTGGTAAGCAAGGGAAATAACAATGTATAGACTAGAAACATATTGGATAGAAGGCGACGATCCTGTGTGTTTCAGACATACCGAAAAAACACTAGACAACGACTTAGATCATCTATTGCAAGTTGCGTTTATGGCAAGATTAAGTGCTGGTGATAGTTGGGTAGGATATAGAGTAGTGCATAGTCGCGAAGTAGGACCAGAACCAGTAGTGTTTGAAAAGTTTATGGATGGAAGCGTAAAAGATCGATGGACAACCGCATTTGATGGGTAATAGTAAAAGGGAGCTCAAAACAGCCTTGTCCGAGCTCCCAGAGCTAAACCCCCTTAGCCCGAGATCCAAAGCGATCCTAACAATATTTATCGAGATAAATAACAATAAACCACGAGTCCAGTAGGAGAACAAAAATATGGCAGCAGGAATATATAATATAACAATTGAAGCTTATGCTGACTTTGATAGAACCTTTCAGATAAAGTCAGGTGCTTCAGCTTTAGATATAACAGGATACAGTTTCGCGGCAAGTTTACGAGAACGAGCCCAAAATACAACCAGTGCTGCAGACTTTACTTGTAGCACAGTTTCTAACACAGATGGTAAGTTTCGTTTACAACTAAGTGACAGTGTAACAGCTGGTCTTAAAAGTGGAGATTATCAATATGATGTAGTAATGACAGATGCTGGTGGAAGCAAAAGTCGTATATTACAAGGGTTAGCAACAATTACAGCAGGTATGACACGATGAGTAATTACACTGTATATGGAGTTGATGATGAAAATCAAAGAATCACTGTAACAGATGATTTAACAGCAAATATAACAATCTTAGAACTATCCACCATAGAACTAGGACAATTAGCTGATGTAGACCTAAACAATTTACAAGCCAGTCAAGTTATTGGCTACAACAGTGTTGCAGGGCGTTGGCAAAACATTGACCAAGGTGCTCAAACAGCTGGTGTAACACCTGTAATAAGTATGGCCACTGATCAGAAACAATTGGGTCCATCACAGTTTACAGTAACTAACTATGCAGGATACACGCTACCAAACTTTAAGTTTGATATAAAAAACTCAAGTGGAATTGTAGTGCTTACACAAGATGATATCACTCACAACGGATCGGGTGTATTTGAATTTGCAAATAGCAGTTTAACACCTGGAAACTTTACACTGGAAACAACAGTGCAAGACTTTGGTAATGCAGCCAGTGTAGTAGTAACAACCAGCTTTACACTAAGTGCAATAAGTTTCAGATATTGGCGTATAGATGGATTTGATGGTGATATTGATGGAACATTGATAATGATACCAGGCATAAGATTCTTCAGCGATCCTGGACAAAGTGGAACCCAGTATCCTCCAAGTATGACCAGTAATACTGCGCCAAGTCCTTATGTAGCAAGTGGTCAAGGTAGCTTTGATAATAATGTATATGACTATTGGAAAGTATTTGATAGCAACGATGTCACAACTTTCTATTGGAACTTATCAGGCAACAGTGCTACAGACCATATTGATTTAGATATGGGCAGCACAACCACAGTTAAAAGTATGCGATTTAATAATGGTTCACAAGCGTCTTATATATATGGAAGTTTGCGAGTAAGTGGCAGTGACACAGGTGCATTCGGCGGTGAACAAACAGTAATAGGAACATTTACAGTTCCCAAAATATTAAATGGAGTGGGCAATGTTGGATAAAACTATAGTAAGAAACAAAATATTAGAATATGCATCACAAGAGATGCAAACAAATGCAGCATTGTTTGGCGAACACGCTGAATGGGTAACAACAGTAATAACGCTAATAAGAAATGATTATCACGCTCAAGTAGATTCTGGAGCGGAAGAATACACATTAAATCCCGATATACAAACATATCTGGATGCTAACAAACCTTGGGAGGATGCATAATGCCAGCACCAACATACAATATAACAATTGATCAAGGCAGTGATTGGCAATTAGATCTTACAATTAAAAATGACAGTGGAAGCGGTGCAAATCCCGCCGACCTAAGTTTAACAACATTTGCTTGTATGATGCGACCAAGACACGACCTTGCACCAGCTACAAACATTGATGTAACAACATTAAATGCTACAGCTGGTCTAATACGCCTAAGTCAAGGCTCGGCTACAACGAAGAATCTAATACCAGGCAACCAAGTATATGACTTGGAAATGACACTGGGTGATCCGTTGTATCCACAAAAAACTTTAAGAATACTTGAAGGAACAATATCTGTTAAACCGGAGGCAACAAGATGACAGCAATTAACTTAAACACAGACAGCCTTACACTAACTATTGCAGAGGCTGGTGAAGCCAATACAAATAGTAAAGCAGGCGGAACAGCTGGCTTAGTTAATACTAAAGTTGGAGTCAATACTCCACTAAAAGGTATTACAGGCGGCACAAACATTACAGTATCAGAAGGCACTAACGAAGTGACCATAGCTGTAACAAACGATTACGACAATATAGATGTCGCACCAAAACCAGATACTACTGGCTCCCACGCATTGGGATCAACTTCTAAAACTTGGAGTGATTTATATCTAAGCAACTTTAGAGTTCAAAATGCAAACAGTAGAATCGAAATTGATTCAGATACTGATGTATTATGGGAACAAGGCGGACAAAACTTTGAAGTTGATACAGGTGCAGGCAACATTACACTAACAACAGGCAGTTCAAACCAAGTTATAGTAGACACAGGAACAATGACAATTAACGGTAATTTGGATGTTAATGGATCAACTACAACTATTGATACAACTAACCTTAGTGTAAGTGATAAAGTAATTGAACTTAACAGAGGTGCAGCTAGTAATGCCAATGATGCAGGTTTTATTGTAGAGCGTGGATCAACTGGTGATAATGCAGCTATATTCTGGGATGAAAGTGCAGATAGATGGACACTTGGAACAACAACATCAACTGGTACTGAAACTGGTGACTTTGGTGGTGTAACCCAAGGCACACTAAATGCAGATATTGCCAGCACAGGCAGTAGTAGCTTTACTGGAACAGTAGACCTAAATGGTGCTACAGTAAACAATGCAAGTTTTAACTTGAGTGGTAACTTAACTGGTGATGTATTGGGTGATGTGCGAGGTGATGTAAAATCAACCAACACAAACGGTGTAGTGCTAGATACTAGCAGTGCTATTGCAAGTTATACTGGTGATGTAGATGGTCGTATTGGTGAAACAACACGAGCTACAGGTAAGTTTACCAGCTTGGATGCAGATGGTAATATTGATGCTTACAGAGGTATCTTTACATCAGGTATCAATGCTAACAGCACAAGTTATGGCACAAGTAACTTTATGATATATGACAACGATAGTATTCCTGGTGCAGTAAGTGCCTTAACAATGGTAAGATACTTGGGATCAGATGGTGCATTAACAACTGGATTTGATGCTCGTGGTGCTACTATGGATTGGGAAATTCGTAGTGACAGTGGAAACAGCAACGGCGCTGCAACAAACATTTATCCAGGTGGTATTGCAGGTTATGCCAAACACAATGATGATACACACCAAATGCATTTCTTCGTATATGATAATGGACACAGCAGTTATACAAGACAAAATGCTTTCTGGTTTGATAAAAACCACTTAACTATTGAAATGCGAACTGAACTATTGGCTGATCTATACACAGAAGGTGATGCAGAAATTAACCTACAAGATGCTAATGGAACAGTTCGTGTAAACGATCACAATGACAATAATATCTTTGAAGTTGATGAAGACAAAGTAAAACTTGGTGTTCCAATGCAAATGAAAGTATTCACTGTAGGTAATTTACCAACAGATTTAGATGAAGGTGCAATGGCATATGTAACAGACGAATCAAGTGTTTCAGGTGGTAATTGTATGGTATTCTACGATGGTGCAGGATGGAAACTAATGCACAGTCCAACAACAACAGCAAGTTAAACTAATTAACTAATGGGGTGTGTAACAGCACCCCAATACACATCCGTGTATAAAGGAGGAACAATATGTCAGAAAAGACAGCAAAAAATCCCAAAGGAGCAGGGCGCAAAAAGATCGAATTGGATAAAGATATGCTATTACGATTGGCTGAGCTACACTGTAACTGGAAGGAAATATCTTATGTAATGGACTGTAGTGTTGATACACTAAAGCGTAATTATGCCGAGATAATCAACAAAGGACAAGCACAAGGCAATATCAAGTTGCGTAGGGCTATGTGGCGCAATGCATTAGAAAATGATCACGCAGTAATGCAGATTTATCTTTCGAAGAATGTATTGGGTATGAGTGATAATCCAGTAAGCAGCGAGAGTGAAACTGTGCTACCTTGGGAAAATGAAAGTGAATAAATACACTGTATAAACTATAAGGAAACCATACTATGGAACTATTTAAAAGAGCAATAAACGACTCAAACATTAAGGCACAGATTAAAGCTGATTTAATCAAACACTTAGAAGATTGCAAGTGTGGTGAAAAACCTAAGGCAGACAAGCCTAAGAAACCCGCTTATAAACCAAAGTTTAAAGCGGAGTAAAAAGAAATGGCAAGAGAAAAACAACAGTGGTCAGAAATTACTGATAAGAACACTGCAGATATTCGTAGCATTAAAGAAGATATAAAAGACATTCGTGGAAATCATCTCCATCATATCGAAAAGGATATGGAGAGGCAAACCAAACATATAGAAAAAATTGACAACAGGCTATGGTGGGTATTAGGCCTACTTGTAGTAAGTGTTGTAATGAGTATGGTTAAAACTGGAATAGGAGTATAACGATGGCTTACAAAAGCAAAAAGAAAATGAAGAAAACCCCTAAGAAAAAAGGCTATAAACGGTCTAAATAATATAGGAGTAAGAATATGAAAAAATCAAAAGTAATTAAGAATAAATGGAAAGCTAAACTAAAGTCAAAGAAACTATGGCTAGTGGGTGCAATCCTAATTGGTCTAGTAGTATATAACTGGATGTATCCAGTGATGCCTGCAGCAGTGTAATGGCATCCTACAGAGGATCAACTTGTAAAACAGATTGCGGTGGTCACTATGCAGGAGCCAGATATGCCCGTGCAGGTGGCCGCACACTAACTCGTAGTAGCAGTAGCTTTAATGCTGGAATGAGAGCAGTTCAAGCCAGTTATAAAAGGCGAGGTAAGAATACTAAAATGAGTATAAGGAAGAAAAGTAAATGACCCCAGATCAACTAAATGCTTGGCGTATAATACCAAGACTGTTGATACTAACATATATGATCAGCTTCTATCTGGTGATCAATTGGTTTATGGGACTAGAAGATCCAAACAATGCTCAAGCAGCGTTTACAAGCACAATGATTGGTGCTGGTGCGGCTTGGTTTGGACTGTATGTAAATGGCAGTAGCAATAACAACAAAGGAGATAAAAAATGAGAACAGGATTAACAAGAGCAGAAGAGCTTCAAATAGAACAAGAAAAACATATTAAGATAGCAAATACATTCTTCGCACTAGCGTATTGGAATATCTTTATCTTAGATGTAGCCCTAATTATATGGGCGTGTAAAACATATCTATTCTAAACGCACAAGGAACCCCCAAATGAAAATATCGTATAAGAAACTTAACGAAATAATTCCATACGAAAACAATCCACGAAAGATCAATAAAGGTGTTGATATAGTAGCGGAAAGTATACAACAGTATGGATTCCAACAGCCTATAGTAGTTGATACAGACGGTGTTATCATAGTAGGACACACAAGATATCAAGCCAGTAAAAAACTAGGTCTAGCAGAAGTTCCAGTCACAGTAGCAGACGAACTAACAGAAGAACAAATCCGAACTTACCGTATTATGGATAATAAAAGTGGAGAGAAAACATTCTGGGATGAAGGTCTATTGGTAGAAGAACTTAAAGAACTATTACCAGACAGTAGTATACAAGACCTTAGTTTCGAAACAGGCTTCAGCGAAAGTGAACTAAACAAATGGTTAACTGAACCAGAAAAAGATGATCTAAGTGATCTAAGTGCTCTACGCACTAAAGTTCCAAGAGCACAGTGGGGTGATGTATATACGCTGGGTGATCATAAACTTGTATGTGGTGATAGCAGTGATGCAGAAACAGTAAAACTATTAATGGGTGAAGATCGTGCTGAAATCATATGGGAAGATCCACCATACGGTGTAGAATACAAAACTCCAATGGCAATAGTATATGGTGATAAGTTTGCTAAAGATTGGAGTGCAAAAAACGATATTGAAAACGATGATCTAAACGAAGAACAACTAGACGAACTGTTAACTAAACATATGAGTGCAATACTTCCATACTGGAACAAAGGTGGAGCAATATATTGGTGTCACGACCAAAAATTCAATCATCAATTCAAGCAAATATTAATAGCAAACAATGTGCATATAAGCGATACTTTAATATGGAAAAAAGACCTACACAGCACCTTTACAAGTGATTACTGTAAGATATATGAACCTATACTATACGGATGGCAAAAGGGTGAAGCACACAGATGGTATGCAGAGCGTATGCAACACAATGCACACACAAGTGAAGAACTGGATAACCTAACCAAAGAACAACTGATAAAAATTATTAAACACAATCATACTAACTATCAAGAGATTAAAAAACTTCCAGCTAAAGAATCAGCTAAGATGCACCCTACAGTTAAACCACCAAAATTGATATCATATCACTTGCTTAACAGCACCAAACGAGGTGATATAGTGTATGATGGATTTAGCGGTAGTGGAAGCACACTGATAGCGTGTGAAAAAACAAATAGAGTAGCTCGTTGTATAGAGTTCGAAACAAAGTATATAGATGTAATAATCGAGAGATGGCAAGAGCTAACAGGCCTTAAAGCAACTAGACAAGATGGAACACTGTGGGATGATATATATGATACAGCGTTGCAAAGCGAAGTTGATGATAATTTAACAGAGGTATTCAACCTTGCCGCTGACTAATCCACAAAAAACTATATTTGATTCTCAAAATCGCTTCCGGCTAGCTGTGTGTGGGCGTAGATTTGGAAAAACACATTTAAGTAAATGGGAAATAGCTCGTGCAGCAAGGTTTCCTAATAGGCGTATACTATACTTGGCACCTAATTATCGTCAAGCAAAAAGTATTATATGGCAAGACCTGAAAGATGAATTGGGTGCAAGAAGATGGATTAAAAAAATTAACGAAAGTGAGCTTAGTATAAGACTAGTTAATAATACACTAATTGAACTTCGCAGTGCCGAATCAGCTGATTCTATAAGAGGTATACAGTGTCATTTCGCAGTATTAGACGAGTGCGCCTATATGCCTCCAGAAGTTTTTAGCCAAGTAATCAGACCCACACTATCTGACACTGGCGGAGGGGCTTTATTCATCACAACTCCTATATCGCAAAGTAACTGGGTATATGACTTGTATATGCAGTGTGATCACTTGGAAGACTGGAGTAGTTTCCAATATACAACTCTCGACGGAGGTCAGGTTCCAGCTGTAGAAATAGAAGCTGCTAAAAGAGATTTAGATCTAAAAACATTCCAAGCTGAGTATCTAGCTGACTTTACAAGTGGATCAAGACTAGTATACTATGCATTCGATAAAGCTAACAATATAAAACCGTTCACAGATAGACCAAATCAGATTTGGATAGGCGCTGATTTCAATATAGAACCTATGAGTGCAGTAATAGGAACTCCAACCAAAGCTGGCTTCCATATCTTTGATGAAATAATTATACCTAATAGTAATACACACGAACTAGCAGAAGAAATAGTAAGACGATATGGTGGACACAGAATAACAGTGTTCCCTGATCCGGCAGGTAGTGCAAGAAAAACAGCAAGCCGTGGGCGTAGTGATCACGACATATTGCGAGAGTATGGACTAGAAGTTCGTAGCAAAAAAGCTCACCCTAAAGTAAAAGATAGAAACGCTGTAGTAAACAGTATGCTACTAAATGCACAAGGTGAAAGCAGACTGTTCTTCGATCCCAAATGTAAAACAACAATTGATAGTGTAAGTAGACACAGTTATAAAGCCAACACAATGATACCAGACAAAGACAGTGGAACTGACCACGCCACCGACTGTTTAGCATATGTCGTAGACTATAACTATGCTATCAGAGACACAAGAGATACATTTAATAAACCAAAAGTATTTGGAGCGTTTTAGGTTGACAAACAATATAAACAATGCTATAATAAATACAATTGAAGCAACTAGAACTAGGAATCAGGTTGTTTTAATTTCTCCTGTAGGGTTAACGAGTGTTAACTCTAGGGTTGCGAGTGCAGCCCACAATTACTATAACGAAGTTAAAGTTAAGTTAAAAACTCAGCCCAGCATTAGCCCCCTAGTGTTGGGCTTTTTTCTGTCAGAATTTAATTGGATAAATAAAGTAAGTATATACTGAACCGATCAGGTTTAATCGGGTGACAATAGTCTATGTCGTAAAAAATGGACAGACAAAACACTCTATCAGAGGAAAAACATATGTTAACAATAGAACAAATTAATCAGGTTCATCCAGGCTATGCCGAATACCTATACAGATGGGATTACTATATGCGATCTTATATGGGTGCAGAAGAGTATAGAGATGGAGCGTTCCTAAGAAAATACATTGGCGAGGATCAAGGACCCGGCGATCAATATAGACAACGACTCCTTGATACAGCACTACACAATCACGCTAAAGTGGTTGTAGACACATATCGTAGTTTCATATTTAGAAACTTACCAACACGAACCCTGGGCAACTTAGTAGACAATGATTTCGCAATGCGTTTTGTCACAGATGTAGACTTAGATGGAACTGGAATGAACCAGTTTATGCGTGAAGTAAACGATATGGTTTCAATTTATGGAAATTGCTGGGTTGGATGTGATCGACCAGCATACACAGTTGAAACAGCCGCACAAGAAGAGGCATTAGACATAAGAGCTTATGGTATTGCTCTCGACCCTACAGCGGTAACAGACTGGAGCTATAGTCGCCAACCAAATGGTGCAAAAACATTAAGTTATATCAAGATCATAGAAGATAGACAAGCTGATCACGATGTAATAGTATGTTGGACACAAGATACAATAACAAGATATACAGTAAGTAAGAAAGCTATACACACTACTAACACTACAATTACCAAACACGAACAACAAAAGGATGCTATTGCATATGAATATGGTGAAATACTAGAAGCGTATGAATATGCTAATCCTATTGGATATATTCCGTTCCACAGTGTTATGGATACACGCAGTTTCCATAAAGGTATAGGAACAAGTGATATTGGTGATGTGTGTGATATTATGCGTAGTATCTACAATAAACTAAGTGAATTATATTCAAATATTAGATTGAGTTCACACCCTAGTATTGTAGCAGAACCTAGTGCAGAAATTAACGGTGGGTCAGGTGCTATTATATATGTAGACGAAAACACACAAATTCAACCTTACCTACTCCAACCAACAGGTGCAAGTATTGATGGCATTATTAAAAGCATCGAACTAGATGTAGAAGCTATTGATAGTATTACACACTTGAAAGCCGTAAAAGCTAAAACAGGATCACCGATGAGTGGTGTTGCATTGGCTACAACTAAACAACTTCTAAACGCTAAACTAGCCGATAGAGCAAGTATGTTGGAAATTGCGGAAAGAAAACTATGGAATGATTGGTTTAACTGGCAAACAGTTGATCAAGAAGAAGACTTTCATATACACTATGAAAAAAGCTTCGACCTTAGAGACAAACACAGCGACCTAGAATTGTATAGCAAGGCAATCTCGGCTGTTCCACACGATGGCTTCGTGCATCATATTCATAACGAGATCGCAGCAATGATGATCGACGATGAAAGAGATCTGCAACTAGTTCAAGAGCAGATTGCAGAAGACCATATGAAGAACAACATTATTACACCAGAAACAGAATAATCTGTCTGGGATAAATAATACTGTGTGCAGTATAGGGTTATGAAACCCCCAGAACTATATTGCGTAAATTAATATCCTTGCAAAGGAGAACCGTTTAAGATGGACGAACAAGAAAACATCGCTAAAGCAACTGAAAACACAGAGACTGGCTCTGTAAATGAAGTGGATACAACAATGAACCAGGCTGAAAAGGCATTCTCACAAGAGGATGTGGATCGTATAATCCAAAATAGACTAAAGCAAGTTGAAAAGAAGTATGAAGGTGTTGATATGACAGAGTATCAAAACTTGAAGGCTCAACAAGCTGAAGCTGAAAAGGCTAATATGATCAAGCGTGAGCAATTCGAAGAGTTGCTTCAGAAACAAAAGTCAGAATATGATACTAAGCTGAAAGGCTTACAAGGTGAATTGCATAAAACAAAAGTAGACGGAGCTCTTTTAGAAGCAGCAAGTCGACATAAAGCAGTAAACCCTACTCATATTACTAACTTAATGAAAAACCAAGTTAAACTTGGCGATTCGGGTGCAGTAGAGGTGTTAGACGATGCAGGCAATGTGCGTTATAATACAGAAACAGCTGAACCAGTAAGTGTTGACGAAGCAGTAAAAGAATTTATCACCGCAAACAGTTATTTGCGTAGTGCAGGTCCTAGCGGAGCTGGAACTGGTGCAAATAAAGGTAAATCGGCCTCCGGAGAGGTTAAAATCGAATCTTTGGATATGAAAAAACCAGAGGATCGTAAAATATATGCAGAATACCGCAAGAAGGCGGGAATTGCATAAACATTAAACTATATAAGAGGATAATCTAATGGCAAACTCAACAACAACAACATTGGCGTCTTTGATTTCTCCAATCGTTCAAGAAGCTTTATTCACAGCGAACGAGAGATCAGTAATGCGTGGCTTAGTTAAAAACTTCGCAGTCCCAATGAACTCAGGTAAATCTGTTCAGGTTCCTGTCTACCCAATCGTAGCAGCACAAGCCTTAACAGAAGGAACAACAATGGCAGGAACATCTGCCGATATCGCAGTAACAACTACAACTAAAACATTAACTTTAGCTGAAGTAGGTGTTATGACTAACTTAACAGACCTAATGCGTGACACATCAGAAGCAGATGTAATTTCGCATTTAGGAAAACTGTTCGGAGAAGCTATTGCGACTAAAATGGACGCAGATCTAATGGGTCTATTCACAGGCTTCTCAACTGAGCAAGGACCAGGTGCAGGTGCAGAATTAACTGTAGCAGACATCTTCCAAGCAGCAGCTGAACTAAAATCAAACAACGCACCAGGTGACTACTTTGCAGTATTACACCCTAAGCAAGTATATGCAGTTAAATCAGCACTAACAAACACTTTCACAGGTGTTGCAGCTACTGATGTAGGTAATGAAGCATATCGTAGAGGCCTAGTAGGTCAAATCGCTGGTGTTAACATCATCGAATCATCTAATGTAGCTGTAGACGGCTCAGGTGACTCAATTGGTGGTGTATTCTCAAGTGAAGCAATGGGTCTTGCAATGCAAAATGATCTTTCAATCGAAATCGAAAGAAATGCTGCATTAAGAGCAGATACCGTAGTAGCAACAGCTAGATACGGCGTTGGTGAACTAATTGATGTTTATGGTGTCAAACTAACATCAGATGCAACTATCTAATAACTCATAAAGAATAATAGGAGAGGTAATAATGACAGTATATGCAACAAACGATGATTTAATCAGCATAGTTGGAGGAGAGATCTTCGACAATGGTGTTGATGATTTCACTGATGAGTTGACTCGTGCTACCTCAGATGTTAACCGTTATATCGATGTCAACTGGTTTCAGAAGACAAGAGGTGGAAGCACTAAACGAATAGTAAGTGTGGGCGAAACATTTGATCCTGACAAGCTAACAGCTGGTCAATGGAAAAACAGCACAATCTATCTTGCATTGTATCGTTACATATTACCTCAACTATCACCCTTTAGAGGCGGCGATAGCTTTATGCAACAAATCACTTTCTATAAAGAACGCTACTTTGAAGAAGTCAAAGAAGTAATGGCATCTGGTATTGAATATGATACCAATGATGACGGAAGTATAAGTCAGGATGAAGTGTATGAGCATCGACAAGATAGGGTGTATAGATGAGTAATAGAGAAGCAATTGCAAAGTATTTGGTTGGAAAACTCGAAGAAGTTCGATATATCAAATCAATTACAAGAGAACCAAAAGTAGTGGAGGAGTTGGCTCGAACTTCCTTCCCACACTGTTTAATCGAAACCACTGACGAAAGTCGTGAAGATTATTCTATGGGCTCAACTGACAGTGTAAGAACAGCAACAATACAATTTCTAATCAATATTGTAGTATACGGCGATGAAAGAGACAGTCAAAGAAATTTGATTGTCGAAGCTGTAGAACGCAAGTTAGAAGAAGACAGAACCTTTGGTGGACTATGTTACAACTCAGGTGTAAGTGAAGTTTTAACAAGAGAAATTGATAGTGCAAGTCCTTATGCCACAGGAGCAATTGTTTACAGTGCAACATATCACTATGATAGAGCGAAACCATAATGTATACACTATTGTATACTAAACATTTAAGAGGAGACTCACTATGAGCGCGAATAAAGGCCTTAATGGCGTAGTAAAACTCGGTGCCGCAGGTGCCGAAACAGCTATTCTAAATGTAACAAGCTTCTCACTTGAAGAAACAACTGAAACAATCGATGTAACATCAATGGATTCGGCTGGAAACTCAAGAGAAGTCTTACCAACATTTATTAGCTTCACAGGAACAGTAGAAGGTTACTGGGACGATTCAGATGCAGCTCTAAACCACACAGACACAGTTGACCCTGTTGTCCGTGCAGGTGCAGAGATTGGATTTGAATTATATCCAGAATCATCAACGGCTTCTAATGCATTGTATTACAAAGGTAATGCAATTGTCACAAGTGTGTCTAGAACACAATCGTTTGACGGTGCAACACAATTCACTGTTAACTTCGATGGTAATGGACCACTAGACTATAAGAAAATAGCATAATGGCTAAGACATTGCGTTCCGCTAATGCGGTATTTAAAGATATAATATCGTGGGCAGAACGCAGTGTCAACACTACTGTAGATGGTATAAATACAGTAGCAAAGCAACTGACCCCAAGAGTTAACACAGGAGTTGCAAAAAGCAGTTGGCGTAGAAGTGCAAATTGGAAATACAGAGGTCGTAATAAACTTGATGTAATACACAATACAGCACACTACATAGCAATATTGGACGGAAGTGTTCCAATGCGTAACGGAGCAACAAGCAGATACGCACCAATAACGCAACCAGCTATAGATAAGATGTTGGCACAAAGTCACTATCTAAATAATAGGTAACTATGAAAAACAAACAAAGCGAGACTAAGAAAATGACAAAACTAATTGATAAAGTAGAAACACATTTCGAAAGTGTTTTAGCAAATGGACTACAAGGTCCAGTAGAAGTTCCTGAATGGGACGAAAAGATTTGGTGGAGACCAAGTTCAACGATGGCAGAAGAATCAAGAGTAATTGAACTATCACAAGCTGGTAAAACAACCGAAGCATTGGTAGTAACACTGATTCAAAAAGCAATGGATAAAGATGGAAAACCTTTATTTGCACCATCAGACAAACTAAAACTTATGCGTGTAGCAGACCCGAAAGTTATTCTTCGTGTTATTACAGAAATGAATGATAAACAAACGGAGTTCGAAGACGCAGTAAAAAACTAAAAGAGTCCTCTAATGTATTGTTTGCATACAAGCTCGCATTAGAACTGGGTATGACAGTAGAGGACTTGCTCAATAATATGGGCACACTAGAGTTCAAAGGATGGATACATTACTTCGAATTCGTAGCCGACCAACAAAGGAAACAGAGTAAAAAGAAAGGTCCATAGATAGGGCCTGAATAACGAGGAGACCTTTGATGGCTACAACATATGACTTAATCGTCCAAGCAACAGACAAAGCAAGTGGACCACTTGCAAAGATTAATGGGCGACTAAAAGCAACAGAAAAACAAACTAAATCACTTGGTATCAGCTTTAGAGCGGTGGGGGCAGCAATAACTGCCGCTCTAACTGGTGGTGCATTAAAAAGCATCGTTGGTATTACAGCAAGATTTGAAGACTTAGAAGATACACTAAACGCTGTCACAGGTAGTGCAACAAAAGGTGGAGAAGCCTTTAAGTTCATACAAAAGTTCGCAACTAAAACACAGTTTGGTGTTGAAGAACTAACAGAAACATATATCAAATTAGCTGGTGCAGGTATCAAACCCACCGAACGGCTATTAACAACATTCACAGACACAGCAGCTATTACAACTGATCAATTGGGATCGCTACAAGCTATCACTGACTTATTCTCTCGTAGTGTAAGTGGTGGACTAGGCTTGGAAGATCTAAACAGATTGGCTGATAGAGGTGTGCCTGTATTCCGTATACTAGAAGAACAACTGGGTCTAACAAGATTAGAATTAAGTGAGTTTGGTAAAACAGCAAAAGGTGCCGCAGCAATTCGTGCCGCATTAACCAAAGGTATCAATGACGAGTTTGGTGGAGCAACTAAAGGTAAAATAGACAACTTATCAACAGCAATGAGTAACTTTAAGATCCAAGTTGGATTAAGTGCAGTTGAACTAGGTAATAAATTTAAGCCACAACTAACAGCAGTAATTGAAGAAGCAACAACATTCCTTGCAGCCAATGATAAACTTATACAAAGTTTAGGTGGTGGACTAGGACAAGCAATTGTAGCCACAGCAGATGGTCTAAAGCTAATGGCAGAGAACTTTGATGCTATTAAAACAGCAGTGTTAACACTAGTAGGTTTGCGTATAGCAAGTTTCATAGGAACACTAGCATCTCGTATGAGTAGTGCTATAGCTGGTGCAAAAGGATTGAGTGGTATCTTTAGCGGTCTAGCTAAATCAATAGGAACAACCATAGGTAAAATTCCAATACTGGGTAGAGCATTTAGTGGACTAGGAACTATGGCAGTTCGTTTACTTCCACTGTTAACAAATCCGTTTACAGCAGTAGCGGCGGCTATTGCAGCAGTAGTTGCCGGAGGCTTATGGTTCTTCAGAGACGAAGCTCTTAAAGTAGGTGGCACAATGACCACAGTTGGTGAAACAATTCGAGCAACCTTAAATGTAATTGGCGGATATATTCAATCTGCTGTCGCATTCTTCAAAGATATATTTGGTAATTTATGGTTCTCTATAAAGAATTGGTTTGATATAGATAGCCTTGGTGCTGCATTTGGTAGAACATTTCAATTTGTAGTGGATCTATCCAAAAAAACAACAAACTTAATTATGAACTTATTTGTCTTGGCATTTGAATATATTACAGGAACAATATACAATATGCCAGACTTCTTCAAAGGTGCATTTGGGGCAATCAAAGAAATGGGTGCTGAACTGGTTCAAAGTCTAATCGCAGGCTTTGGTAGTTTAGGACCAGCAATTAAACAAGCATTAACCGGCGATTTAACCGGCGCAGCTCAAAGTGTAGCAAATGCCTTCCAAACAGACTTTGGTGCAGCTATGCAGAGAGGCTTTGAAAGAGCTGGTGGAGCCAATCTAATTCCAGATATAGACGCTAAAGGTATATTAGCAACAGATAGACTTGGAAAAGTTGCAGATATATTTAAAGAAAAAACAGGAACACTTGAAGTTGAAATCCGTGCCTTCCTAACGGACGCATTTAAACCAATAGAAGGTGCAATGGATGGTGTTATCGGCCAGGTAGAAGCAGAAATACTAAGATTACGAGCAGAACAACAAGCCTTGGCTGCGGCAGCAAAAGCAGATGGACAAAATGCTGCATCAGATGCCAAACTAATAGCTTTAGCTGAACAAATAAAACAACAACAACTCTTAGCAGATGAACTTAAATATCAAGCAGAGCTAGAAAAAACAATAGCAGATGGTCAAGCACAGAATGATACAACTAAACTAACAGCATTAGAAAGTTTAGTCAAAGGTATCAAAGATCAACGCACAGCATTCAACAGCTTAAACATAAGTGTAGAGGAACAAAAGCGTTTAGCAGATCAACTAGGTATATCATACAAAGACTTCGCAGCAGCACTAGAAGGTGCTAAGAGTGGTATGGATATATTCCTAACTGATGCACAGAAGTTTAACAAAGAACTAGAAGCAGGCTTCCGTAGTGCTGGTGAAAGTTTAAGTAAGAGTTTAGCAAGTAGTATCGTAAAAGGTAAAGGGCTAATGAGTAGCTTTAAAAACTTCTTCGACAGTATCTTAGAACAAATGCTACAAAAGATTATACAAACACAATTAATGGATCCACTAATGAACGGCCTCTTTAGTGGTGGCGGTATGATGGGCGGCGGCGGAGGCGGCATAATGAGTTTACTTGGTCCAATTGGAAGCTTATTTGGTATACCTGGAATGGCACAAGGTGGTGCTCCATCAACCAGGTCTCCGACCCTAATTGGGGAACAGGGTCCAGAATTATTCCTACCAGGAACAACAGGGCGTGTAATACCTAATAACGATTTAGGTGGAATGGGCGGAGATACCACAGTCCAATTTAATATAAACGCCGTGGACAGTCGCAGCGGAACTGAGTTCATATTAGAGCAGAAAAAACAAATTATAAATATGATTAACAGTGCTCAAAGACAACGAGGCAAGATGGGGATTATAGACTAATGAAAAAAATATTTACATATCCAAACAATTCAAGTAGTAATTTCATCCACTTAGACGACAACCAGGGCGCTGATATGACAGCACTGGAGTTTATGGAAAGCATACACGATGGAAACTACATAGCTAACAACTTTAGTGCAACAGCAGCCAGCAGCGGTAATGTAACTACAGCTTGGGGTAGATTCTACAAATATGTTGATGCAAAGAAAAGTGGCGCCAATGTTAGCAGACACGACTTTTGGCGACAACCAATTATTCAAGTAGATGTAGCAGGATATTATATTCCTGGTGTTAAATTAATTAACCCTACCAGTGATAGAACTTCAACTGATGCAGCAAGATTTGAAGTTCACGATGGCAGTGCTCACAACTTGCGAAATGGTGCTATAATGTATACATTTAGAAACACTGACACTAATGTAGCAGAAAACAATCGTAGCTACAGTTTAGCAACAGGTGTAGGTGGAGGAAATGAAAGTCAACAATACTGTAAAGTAATCTCAGCTACACAATTTGAAATATACGATAGTTGCACATATGATGCAGATGGAGTAGCACAAAGTTTTAGCAACCCTATTACACCTTTCCAATTATACACATATAGAGCGTATGGTAATAACTTTCCTAGTAGTAGTGCAGGTTTCCAAAGCAGTTGGGAACTGTTTGATACACTCCCACAAGTAATGCGTAGTCCTATGCGAGACAGTGGTTTAAAAGCCAGCACAAATAGAGTCAACAATGCTAACAGTGGATTCGTAACCAATTGGAAAGATAGTGCAAATGATGAATGGTTGGCACCGTTTATGGCAATTCCAGATGATGTGCGAGATGCAGATGGTGTAGGCGATGTGCTAGATACACGCACATACTATCTAAATGAATATGATTCAGAATGGATTGGAGTATATGATACTCCGTTTGTCAACACAAACTACAGTGGCAGTGATTATCAAATGCCAGGTAAATCAAATCAAATTGATGATTTAAGCTATAGTCCTACATTCGATTATACAGTAAGTGCAGACACAGATGGTAGAGCATTGTTTACAAAAAACAGTGGAAATCTTCCAAACTTTGTCAATGGACATCCTCTGAACCTAACAAGAGCTGACAGTTTTAGACTATTGGTAGGCAACAGAGCAGCTCCAAGAGGTGGATGTGGTATTACTTGGTTTATACATAAAAAGAACAACAACAGTTTCTGGATAACAGCACAACCATACAGAACCGCTACAGAACATACATATGCAAAATATGTAAGTGAAGCTAGTGTCACAAATAGATGGCACCGAGATACACAGAGTGCAAGTGTAAGTGCAAACGCAGCTGATATAAGATTTGGCAGTGTAGTTGATACAAGTTTTAAATTTAGAATGTTTGATTACAGTCTACAAATTAATGTAACCAATGCCACAGCTGAAACATACAATTGGAAGTTCCTGGAAAACCAAACCAGTGGCACATTAACATATGGCACAAGTCATATGACAGACTTGGGTAGAGTATATGGAAACAGTTGGTTTGATCCACTTCCGTATAGAGTCACTAGTGCTACACTACTTTGGCCAGGTAATGCACAATATGGAGCAAATGGCAGTGGTAATTTAAACACAGAATCACACTATGTAGAAGGACAAGAAACTCCTGTAGTTTTACAAACAGGTAAAGGACAAGTTATAACCAAAGGTGGCCTAAATGTTGCATTAGAACACAAACATACAGCACCAACTGTAACATATACAACAGACTCAAATGGATATATGAACAGTGTAACACTAACAGATGGTGGATATTTACCTTGGAGTTATAATGGATTAGATGTAACAGGCGAACCAGATGATCCAACAGGTTTACCAAGTGACTTAGACACACCACAAAACAGTGCTTGGCCAGAACAATCAAGTGGACAACATATATTGTATCAACCACCAGCAGAGATAACACCAGCTATAACTTCAAACAATGACAGACATCTGGGAAATAAAAGTTATGATAGTGATAGTTGGATGGCAGGAATAGCTATAGCTAGTTCAGGTGGATACGAAACCAATGTATACTCAGAAGAACTTAACAAATTCCAACACTTGGATGGGCGTTTATACTGGCCAGATCATATTGCACCTCGTAGTGCAAACATTACAGTAACACAACCAAGTAGTGTAAACAACAGTGCAAGTGGAATCAAGTATGTTCGTAATAGTGGATTCGTAAGATACAGTTTAGATTTAGAATATCCACCAATGAAAGAGGAACACTTTGCGAGATTCCTGGGTTTTGTCAACGGAATGCGTGGACAAACAGTGCCTTTCCGCTTTCCACTACAGTTTATCAACAGATTTACAACTGGAATGGACGGAATATTGTTTAACACACCAAATAATCCAGATCATCCTGGCCAAAGTCCAAGATTATGGAGACCTTTAGCCGCAGGTGACAAGAGAATGTATTTAGAAGGTTATGAAAGTGAGCAAACAAACGCCACACAAGCAGGACAACACTTCCAATTAGCAGATAGTAATAGAAATGGTGGATTACACACAAGTTTATTACAACAAAATGCAAATGGATTGGGTCAAGTAGTTTTAAATATGGCATATCCATCTCAGATAAGTAGTAGTATAGGTATTGGCACAGAAGTTAATGATAATCCAAAATATGTAACTGTTAGCCTCAATGCAGACGACTTTGTCTACAAAACAGATTACAGTGGATTGTATAACTTCAGTGTTGAAATGACATTTGATGAGAGAAAAGATTAATGAGCAAATTTAACGAAAGTTTACAGCCTAACTTTGCGGCAGCATTAACTAAGAAAACACTTCAAGCATATGAATTACTTGAAGTTATCTTAGATCCAACAGATGTTGATGATAAGTTCTATCTAACTAATGCAATAAACAATATTACATATAATGGTAATACATATATTGCAATAGGTGGTATACTTGGGTTCAGCGATGTTGAAGAAAGCCAACTGTTCGGTATCACAGAAATAACAGTAACAATGGCAGGATTACCGTTTCACGATATTCCAGATCCAGGTGATAGTAGTATAAAACTAAACTTTACAAGTGAGTTTCTAAATAAGCATTACACAGACAAACCTTTGCGTATATACAGAGCATATTTAGACAACGATAAACTAATACAAGACAGCGGCACACCAGCAGTAATACAATTGTTTGATGGTCGTATTGACTCACCTGCAGTAACTGACAGCGAAGCTGGTGATACAGTTATAGCCTTAAAAGCAACTTCACACTGGGTAGACTTTGAAAGACGAGGTGGTAGACGCACAAACGATAATGAACAGCGTAATACCCTACACTATAATGGAACTGACAACTTCAATGGTGATAGATTGTTTGAATACTCATACGATAGTATCAAAGATATTAAGTGGAAAGAGTAATATGCTAAACAAAAAATATATAACATACTGTAGCTGGCTAGCACAAAAACACGGAAGTCCTTGGCGTTTGGGAACAAACGATTGTATGACACTGTTGTTTGAATGCACAGACTTAATGTATAACACAGACAAACATAAAACAGTGCTAAACAAATACAATGATGTGCGTAGTGCAATTAAGTTCTGGCGTAATATGAAAACAACTACAAGTCAACAAATGCATTTGATGGGTTTTAGAACTGTAGAATCAGCACAAGAAATGGACATTGGTATCAGCTGTGGTGCATATCCAAATGCAGTGTTTAGACACAATGGATATTGGCACGGAATCCAAGAAGGTGGCGTATTTGGCGCCTTTCCTATGGGTTTAGATGAACCAGTAGACATATGGAGATATAAAAATGGGTAAGGTATTTAAAGCATTAGCAATATTTGGACTAGCATTGTTTCTAGGTCCAGGTGCGTTTGGATTAACAGGCTTAGGACTAATAACAGGTGCACAAGCTCTAATGTTTGGTATTTCAGCTGTTGGCAGTTTCCTAATGAAAGACAAAATGGATCAAGCTTCAAAGCGTGATGATCCAGGCTTTATGGTCAACAAACAATCAACGCAACAACCACTGTATGTAATATATGGTGAGCGAAGAATTGGACCACACAGAGTATATATTGAAACAACAGACGATGCTGGAGCATTAAGTGGAACACAATACTTGCATATGGCTATGGCAATTGGCGAAGGCGAAATTGAAGATATTAAGTGTATGCGATTTAATGACAAACTAGTATGGGTAAACAGCAACAGTGATATACAAGCCGAGTATGCATCAGAAATAAGTGATAAATCAATCAGCACAAACAGTGATGGTATAGTAACAGCTAACAATGAAGATCCTAGTCAGGACTTTAGCGGTGTAATTAAAATGGCATACTGGAAAGGCAGTGATGATCAATACTTTGAATCACCAGACTTTAACACAGAAGGCGATATGAGTTGGGCAAGTGATGACTTCTATAAAGGTGGCAGCAATGGCGACAGTGATAGACGAGGCCGAGGTGTAGTATGGATGTATATAAGATTCAAATACGACAGAGACTTGCTTCCAAATGTTCCAACAATTATTACAGAAGTTCGTGGTCGTCCTGTAGCTAATGTAGCCGATGCCAGTGAAAGTTGGAGTGGATTAAGTTATGCACAAAAAACAGCCCGTATGACAAACCCTGCTAACTGTATTGCAGACTATATTGAAAACACACGCTATGGTAAAGGACTAACAGCTAACACACTAGACAAAGGCAGTGCAACCAGCAGCTTTGGAACATACAGACAATGGTGTATAGACAATGGTGTAACCTTTAATGGTGCAACAAACACAGACAACACACTGTTTAGCAATATGCAAGGTATGTTAAGTAGTGGACAGTGTTATCTAACATTTACAAATGGTGTATATAAAATTAGACCTAATCGCAGTGAAACATTTGACAGCAATACACATATATTCAACAAAGATAATATCATAAGTGATGTGCATATTGAATTGGGTAGTAAAAAATCTAAATCAAATATTATGAAAGGCACATACTTTGATAGAGATAAATTTAATCAATCAAATACAAGTGTGCAACCACCAATCACTGTAGCTAATACATATCTAGCAGAAGATAACAACACAGTAAACGAAAGCAGTTTCCAAATTGATTTCTGCGACAACGAAACACTAGCTAATAAACTAACCAAGTTCCAGTTAGACCTAAGTAGATATGCAACAGTAATGCAATTTAAAACCACTTGGAGTGCAAGTAATTTAGAAGTTGGTGACCCAGTTTATGTAACATATGATAGATACGGATTTACAAATAAGAAATTTAGATTGGTAGGACAAACAATGAATGCGGACGGAACAATAGATGTAAGCCTGTTGGAATATCCAGCAGATGATAGTATATTCCTGGAGGTAGCGTAATGAGTGTAATCAGCGTAAAAGATGGTGCAATAAGTTTATCAGCACAAGATGAAATCAGACAAATAACAGGCGGTAATACTTCAACTGTTGTAGTAACAGTAGCTAATATAAGTGATACACAAATATTATCACCAGCAGACAACGACTTCCTTGCATACGATGCCGCAAGTAGTAAATGGACAAACCAAAATTTAGCTGAAATAACAGGATTGGCAGCAGTAGCAAGTTCGGGGGACTATGCTGATCTATTAAACAAACCAACATTATTTGATGGCGCATACAGTAGTCTAAGTGGACTGCCAACTTTATTCAGCGGAGCATACGCAGACCTGTCAGGTAAGCCAACACTAAATAGAACTGTGGGACACGCTTCAACAAGTTTACCCACTGGGACCACAGGGGACCTAATACACATAACAGATGATTCCAACAAGCCCGCATACTATAACGGTAGTGCGTGGAAATATATTTCAGACAATACAGATGTATAATAGAGGATCAAATGAATACAACAATACCCAAACCCCAAGGTATTTGGAAATTTAGACAATACACACACTACAACAAACTAAAAACAGTTTACTTCACAAATAAGATCATAGACAAAAATGCTGTGCCTGGCACAATAGCTTGTTTAACATTCCCACCAGGTGGAGGCATAGTAGTAGCCACAGATGCAGAAATAGATATAATTCGTGCAGATATAAATTTATGGAACAGTATATGTTTCATAATTCCAATGGAAGATAAACTAGCTATAGAATACAATATAGATCACTGTATTCGTGTAAGTGGAAACACACTAGCTTGGCGCAACTTTGAAAAAACTGGTAGTTTAACTAGAAATCCTGCAGATAATATATTAGAAAAAATGGCATATGATTATTTCGAAAATCTAATGAGCGGAACTCAACTAGCAGAAAAGTATGGACTTAATATAGGCAGTGTATACAAATATCTAAGAGAACACAAAAGAACAGTTCTAAAAGAAACTGGTGTAATGCTGGAACGCACATAATGATAAATAGTTATAACAACAAGGCCGTCAAGTCCTGTTGTTTACAGTAGAGATACTGTCCTTTACAATTATAACAAGATGACAATCTAAAAGCAAATGCATTAGCAGGTCGACCCTAACTCATAGGTCTCTCCTTTCAATGTTCAACAACATAAAGCTGTAATCAGCCCCTTGTCCTGCTAATATCTTTTAGAACCTTAAATAAAGCATAAACACCACATAATTCACCAAAGATGATAAATATATATGTAAGTGTTAATAAGTGATATACTTGATTTGCGAAAATAATTATAGCCGATTCTCCAATCAAATATATAATATCTATACGCTGTGCCAGTGTAAGACTCCTTCAAGTATATCTCTTATTAACACTTGACAACTGCTACAAATAGTAGTATAATATATTAAATGCCCAGTTAATAAGCTGAGTATAAATACAATAACACAGGAGATATGATAATGCAACAATATTATCCAACACTAAAAACAATGGAGGCTAGAGACTCCGAAATACAAGCCGCAAAGGGTAAAAGCAAACACCCCAGTGTTCAGCTTGTTCAGAGCCTAGCTGAAAGAAAGCGTATGCTAAAACCTTTATGCGAACTTCACGGTATGTATAAAGAAGATCCCAGCCTATTCCCAAAAAGATTAACAGACTCAGCTGGTAATCCAGTATTAATTGGTAATGACCATAAAAGCTATACTATAAAACAAATATTTGCACTATGGGCTAAAAAACTTCCAGATCATCTAACACTAAATGAAAGATATCATATATTTGAAAGCAGTGTTATGCGTAGTAATGCTATAGTAGAACATCTAGCAAATGAAATTGCAGATGAAGGCAGAATACAAACCGCTGAAAGTTTAATTAAACACTATTATATTGTATATGATATAAATCAACATATACCAACATACAGAGAATCACTATTTGAAACAGTCTAAAGGAGACATCGTAATGAAAATGAGTAAGTATACCAAAAAAGAACAACTTGAAAACTTTGAACACGCTTTGAGTATGGCCATTCAGAATGCCGAACGCCAAAGCAACTCTGCTTATCCAACAGAATTGTCAAAGTTTATTGAACCACTTCGAGAATTAGACAGAGAACTTAGCCCAATTATGGAAAAGTATTTCAGAAAAGATTGGGATAAAGAGGATGCAACACTATGACACACAAAGCAAAACAACAAACAACAGAAGAAATTAACCAAGAGAATTATGAGTATAGAGAACTATTGATTAAACTTAATATTGAAGAAGATTTAAAATCACTAGATGAACCTATTGACTTCCTAATGTATATGCTAAGAGATTTAGCAATCATAAGCCACGATATAGATGGTAATGATGAGTATATTGAATTTGATTGGGATGATGAAGGTGCAAAACTAGATTATTTATTGGATCACTTAACATCATATAAAAAGATGTCGAGAACCAAAGCATCATCAATGAAATCAAAACTAAAAAATATGCTTGATATGAATCCACCTAGTGCTGAAAGCATATTAAATAGTATTAGAGACTCTAAGAAAAAATAATGAGTAGACCTAAACCAACAATAATACTAGAGCATCGTGATGAAAATTACGATGCAATACAAATAATAAAAGCTGAGTATGTATATGCAATAACATACAAAGATAAACCAATTGGTATTCGCACAATGAATACACTGATGAATTATCCTGGACCTAAATATTTAAAATCAACCTTTACAAACTCAGCACACGCATTTAACAGAAGTGATAAACTAAATGAAATGTTCAGTACCACAGACTTTAATGTAGCAATGATGTCACCAACTAAGACTGTTAAGCGAGAAGAAATACAACCTAAGTCAACACTAAAGAGGCGAGCTTCAAAAGACGCCTTTTAAACGCATTTAAGCACAAAATACTTGACAACGGGTAAGTAAGTGTGTATAATAAAAGAACATTAAGGAAGATACTAACAATGGCTAACACAACAAAACGCACAGCTAAATTACAAAAGCGATTGGAATCACTTTCCAAGCGTTATTATGGCACATCAGATCTTCACAGTTTATCATCAAGACAACTTGATAAAGTTGTAGGATGGACTATGAACTGGACAGAAGACA